GAAGCCGTCATCGATGACGGATGCTCAACTGGAGGCATTGCTCGCGGTGGTGGATCACCAGTTGGCGCGGCCAGGGTTCATGGAAATGGTCATCGCCGACATGGGGGATGACGACTCGATGCCCGGTACGCCGCACGACAAGGCGCGGCTGGCAACGCTGTTGATGATTGAACAGGGGCTGCTGGAGTTCGACATGCGACCCTTTGGCGACGGCAAGATTGGCCTGCGTATCTCGCGGACGATCAAGAGCCTCGGGGCCTTCGGTGCCATGGCGAACCCGTCCGTTGACCCCTCGGCCGGCGAGCGCCGATAACTGAGTCGCCGACTGGACTTTTGTGGTGACGATCCCCGTTCGTCAGTGATGAGCCGGAACGGAAAGTGGCGGATTTCCGCCCGATTTGTACCATGTAAGGACTATTAGATGATTCCCTATGGCAACGAATAGCATCGCTGTCGTGCCCTATGACCTGACCGGGAACGGTCCGGTCCAGGCGTCATCCGATGACCAGATGGTCGAGTTGTGGCTCGGACGCTACCGTTCCCTGAAGACCCTGGCGGCGTTCCGCAATGACGTGGAGCATTTCCGCCGCGCGGTCCCGAAGCCGCTCCGCGAGGTGGTCCTGCGCGATATCCAAGGCTGGGGCCTGGCCATGGAGGCCGTCCATAAGCCCGCGAGCGTGGCCCGCCGGCTCTCGGCCGTCCGGTCATTGTTCAGCTTCGCGCACAAGGTCGGATACGTCGCCTGGAACGTCGGGGCGGCCGTCACGATGCCGCCGATCGAGGACAAGCTCGGCCAGCGCATCCTGACGGAGGATCAGGTCCGGAAGCTCCTCGCCGCGCTCCGGAACCCGCGGGACAACGCGCTCCTCCGGCTGCTGTATATCGCCGGCCTGCGGATCTCCGAGGCGGCTGGCCTGCGCTGGCGTCACGTGACCCCACGCGACGGCGGCGAGGCGCAACTCACGGTGTTCGGCAAGGGCGGCAAAACCCGCGAGGTCCTGATTCCGGCGACGATGGCCCGGCAGCTCTTCGCGCTCAAGCGCCGGTTGGACGGTCCCGACGATCCGGTGTTCCGAAGCCACGGGCACGCGCAACGATGCGCCTCGATCCTGGGGCGCGATGTCTGGGTCATCCTCCGCAAGGCCGTCCAGCGCGCCAACCTGCCTCGCGAGATATCGCCGCATTACCTCCGCCACGCGCACGCATCGCATTCGCTCGATCGCGGCGCCCCGGTGCACGTCGTCCAGCAAACCCTGGGTCATGCCAGTTTGACCACCACCACGCGATATACGCACGCCCGGCCGGGTGATTCCTCCGCGAAATACCTCCCAACCTGATCCCCGGTTTCCCGGCCGTCCCGAGTATCAGTAATTTATCGCAACGAGTTAAATACGGTTTCCGGTATATAACCGGAATGAAAGTGTCGGAGATGACGGCGAAGAAGAAACCGGTCGATAATTCTTCGGAACGAGAACCGGAGGCCGCAGGCGCGCCGCGCGCGGGCGCCGGCCGCCCCCGGCCGCCACCCAAATTGACTCCTCACGCGCGTGAGGTAGCGGACGGCGAGGCCCTGGCCGCCCGGTTTCCGCGCTACCGGATGGTCAAAACCGACGAGCTGGTGCCCTACGAGAACAACCCCCGGACGCACAGCGACGACCAGGTGGCCAAGATCGTCCGCTCGATCCGGGAGTTCGGTTTCACCAACCCGATCCTCACGGATGGCGAGGCGGGCGTGATCGCCGGGCACGGCCGGCTGCTGGCCGCGCAGCAGCTCGGCCTGGAGACGGTGCCGACGATCGAGCTGAAGCACCTGACGGCGGCGCAGCGCCGGGCATACGTCATCGCGGACAATCGTCTTTCCGATGAGGCTTCCTGGGACGATGACCTCCTGCGGATCGAGATGGGCTCGCTGAAGGAAATGGACTTCGACCTCGATCTGACCGGGTTCGATCCGCTGGAGGTCGAGAAGCTGTTCGCGAGCGATCCCGACGTCGAAGACGAGGCGGACGGATCGGCCGAGGGCACCCTGCAGGGCAAGGTGCGCTGCCCGGGGTGTGGGCATGAGTTCCAGACGATATCCAAGACCTTCCGGCTTATCGCGGCGCGGAAGTAGGCGGCCGTGCTCACGCCACGGCCTTCTCCGCGGCGATGCGCTTTTCCGCCCGGCTTTTCGCGCGCTTCATCATCGTCAGGATCACGCGCATCTCGCCTGACACGCGCGCCTCGCCGTTGGCCATACGCCGGATGTGCCGTTCGATGGTGGCCGGTTGGCGGTCATCGCCCTTGCGCTTCATCAGCCGCGCCATGCTGGCCTGTGTCTCGCCAAGCTCGACAAGCATCGTCTTGAACCATTCGGCGCTTTCGGGTGTCCCGCCAATCGGTCCCGTCCGCGCCGGATCATCTTTCCATTCTGTCATTTGCGTGCCCTCACCAGAGTGTTACCCTGGGCAGGCGACCCGCTTTCGCGAGCCGCCCCCCAGGTCCGGGTACTTAGCGGAAGGTCAGGTGAACGCTGACCTTCCACTTCCCGACCTGGATTTCCAAGACGAAGTGGAACTTCATCTCTGGTCCTCCAGTCCCGTCCGGCACCATTACCGTCCGGTGGATCTTATGTAGGACGTTTCGTCCTAATGGTCAAGGCTGGTTCGTCATGATGGGCAAGGTTTATTTCGCCATGTCCCGCAACCGCACCGGCGGCGGCTTGAGCCGCGGCGGGTGCTCGGACGGCAGCGCGGCCGTGATCACGTTCGCCATCCGCCAGAGCCACTTGTCGAACCCCACCCGCTGCCGGGCCGTGCCGGCCATCCAGGCGGCCAACTCGGCCTCCGTGACGCCCCACCGGGCCGCGACCCATGCCGGAGGCCACCCTGTCATGGCGAGCCGCTCCAGCCGCTCCTGGGGCGTCAGGTAGGACGATCGCGCGCGGAACCCGCGCCGGGATCTTGCGTCCGGTGCCGGATCGGCCAATGGTGCGGGACCACGCGTATTCGCTTTCGACGAAACAACACCCCCTTTCCCACCGCCGGCTCCGTGTCCGGCGGTTTTTTTTGCGCGCGCGTCTGGCATGATGTTCTCCATGGCCGCCAAACCGAAACCCAAAGCCGGCACCACCCCGCTGTCAAAACGCGAGCAGGCCGCGCTGGAATACCACGAGGCCTCCGAGGCACTCCGCAAGGATGAGGTCCGGCGCGGCAAGGCGAAGGCCCAGTGCATCGCGACCGGCGCGATGCCGGACTACGAACGCGATCCATTCGAGGCGGGGACTCAACTGACGGTGTTCGACGGCAAGAAGGTCCGGATTGTCATGACTGTCGTCACGGCGCTGGAGCGGTTCGACCATCAGGCGTTCGTCGAGGACGTGGAGAAGCTCGGCCTCGACCCCCGGAAGCTGGCGCGGCTGGTGAAGAAGCACACGACCGAGTTGAGGCCCGCGCATGTTTTCAGAACTTTTCCGAAATGAATAAGCGGCGCAAGGCCCATCTGCCGGACGGTCGCGGCTGGTTCACGAACACGAGCAGCCCGAAGGCGGACATCGCCGACTGGTGCCGCGAGTATCCCGGCCTTCGCGTCGAGGTCGGGCCGCCGATGGTGTCCCCCGTCACCCACACGGCCGCGCAGATGAAGAACAAGCGGCCTCCGATCGTTGGCTTGTACGTGACGGCGTGGCCCGACGACTGACGCGCGCGCTGGTGTAGCCGATAACCCTCGGCGTAAACCGGGTTTACCGTGGCCGGATTGTCTGGTAAACCGAGACCGGCAAACCAGGTAAACCTCCCCATGGATGACGAAGAACCTCGCATCGATGTGCTGAAGCCGATGACCGTCAAGGCGATATCGACCGACGTCATCACCGGAATCACCAGGGCCGCGCGCGCCGAGGGCGTGACGGTTGGCCAATGGCTGGAGGCTGTCGTCCGGCCGCACCTGGAACCCGGCACCGCGCTCGCCATCGCGCGGCCGACGCCGCGGCGGGACGCGCCATCGGGCCGGGACGTGGCCGAACTGATCCGCGCCGCCAAGGAGGTCAGCAGCGGCCCGGACGACCCGCTCATGCGCGCCGCGCGGGCGACGGTGCGGAAGTTGCTGGCGCGCGTGAGAAGGAATTGAACCATGCCACCTACTGAAACGAAGACGACCAAGCCTCGCTGGCCAGGCGGCACGTTGCGGCCGGATGTCCGATACAACCGCGCAATGCGGCTCACTGCCCATTTGATGCACCTTCTCAATCCGATCCTGGATATGGCCGACCCCGAACTTGATCTGCCCCGGCGCGTATCTCGGATCATCCAGGATGAGATGATGGCGCAGGGTGTCGAGGTCTTTACCGATTATGACCGGCAGGAGGCCGGGCTTCCGCCTCGTGGCCTTGACGGCTGGACGGTCGAGGAATTGCTCGCGTTGGAGAAAATGCGACTTGATGCGCTGACAAGGCCGATGCCGCATTTCATCGCCAAGGAACCTTGATGACCACCGATCGCTGTAACGATAAATCATCAGTCTGACACACGATAATCCGTTGTTTTCCGCGCGTTTCAGCACTATGTTCTTATCATGTTCCATTTGCGAAAATCAGCAGTTCGGGACCCGGACATCGAGCGCCTGGAGCGTCGCGTCGCGGCGCTTGAGGCACGGCTGTCGCGCGAGGCCGACTCGGGTCCGACTCGGGCGGCCGACTCGGATTCGGGGCCGCTCGAATCGGCGTTGGCGTCGCTGGGGCGGGTCGTCGCGCGCGCGGCGGCCAACGCCGAACACGCCGAAGGCGTGACGCGGCGGTAGCATTCGTGCGAGACTCTTGCCGGCGGCAAGGGAAATCGCATGCCTAAACCCAAGCATGAGGCGAACGAGCGGGACCGGCGCATGGTCCGCATGATGGTGGCGGGCGGCATCATCTACGACGACATCGCCGCCGCGATCGGCATCAGCCGCAGCTCGCTCAAAACCCATTACAAACGCGAACTGAAAGCGGGCGGCATCCTGGCCAACGCGATGGTCGTGGGCAACCTCTACCGGCACGCGACCGGCGATCACCCGAACGCGGCGGTCGCGGCGGCGAAGTGGTGGACGCAGGCACGCATGGGCTGGAGCGAAAAGCACGAGTTCAGCGGGCCGGGCGGAACGCCGCTCAATCCGCCGGGGCAAAGCTACGTGGTCCGGATGCCGACGCCGGTTGAGTCGGTGCGGCAATGGATGGACGCCTATGTTCCGGAGACGGAGCGGGAGCCGTCGTGATTAGTTGGTGGAACGATACACCTTGGCCGGAAATACGTGAGGTCGTGCGCCTGATCCTGTCACCGCAACAATTCCGTGAGTGGCTAAAGCGCCCGGACGTTGTTGCGCGAAGGGAGCGCGAACCATCGTAAATGTCGCCTGGGAGCCGCAGCCGTGGCAGGCCGCGTTCATCGCCTGTCCGATTGAGGAGATATTCGGGGGAGGCAGTCGCGGCGGCGGCAAGACTGACGGCGTCCTGGGTGATTGGATCGACCACGCGGATCGATACAAGGAGAACGCGATCGGGCTGATGGTCCGGCGCACCGCGACCGAATTGATCGAGACCCAGGAACGCGCGCGCGTCATCTACGGCAAGATCGGCGGGCGGTTCACCTATCGGCCGGCTCGTGTTGTCATGCCCGGCGGCGGGCGCCTGACGTTCGCGTATCTCGACCGCGACGCCGACGCCGAAAATTACCAGGGCGCGTCGTTTTCGCGAGTGTATGTCGAGGAGGTTGGCAACTTCCCGTCGCCGACGCCGATACTGAAATTGCTGGCGACGCTGCGAAGCGGCACTGGTGTTCCGGTCGGCATGCGCCTCACCGGCAATCCCGGCGGCTCCGGTCACCAGTGGGTCAAAGCGCGCTACATCGACCCGGCGCCGCGTGGATGGAAGGTGATCACCGACCCGGACACCGGCTCGCAGCGGATATACCTGCCCAGCCGCATCGCCCAGAACCGCTATCTGGGCGAGGACTATGTCCGGCGCCTGCGCGGCGTCGGCACGCCGGAGCTGGTCAAGGCGTGGCTCGAAGGTGATTGGAATGTCATCGCGGGCGCGTTCTTTTCCGAGTGGTCCAGCGATCGCCACATCATCGCGCCGCGGGCCCTCCCGGAGCACTGGGCGCGGTTCCGCTCGTTCGACTGGGGATCGGCCCGGCCATTCGCGGTGCATTGGTGGGCCGTTTCGGATGGGACACTACCGGATATCGCGCGCGGTTGCCTCGTCTGCTACAGGGAGTGGTATGGCATGAAGCCGGGCGAGCCCAACGTGGGGTTGCACATGACCGCCGAACAAGTCGCCGAAGGCATCAGGGACCGGGAGCGTGACGATCCCAAACCGAAGGATGGGGGGTTCGTCGGCGTGGCCGACCCTTCGATCTTCGCCGAGGACGGCGGGCCGAGCATCGCGTCGCGCATGACACGCGCCGCGCGCATCGTGTTCCGGCCCGGGGACAACAAGCGAGTGCCGCAGCGAGGTGCCATGGGCGGCTGGGATCAGGTCCGCGCGCGGCTGGTGGGCGACGCGGACGGCAAGCCGATGGTGGTGTTCTTCTCGACGTGCAGGGATCTGATTCGGACTTTACCGGCGTTGCAACACGACGCGAGCCGGGCCGAGGACGTCGATACGGAGTCGGAAGATCACTGCGGAGATAGTTGCAGATACGCAATGATGAGCAGACCATTCATTCGGGAAGCGGAGCGGCAACGGCCGCGTGACTCCTGGGACGCGGCGTTCAATCGAGACGAAGGCGAAATCCGGGATTGGAGGACGGTTTGAGTCGGATAACGCGACATACGCCGACGCTCTGCCCCTGGTGTGGGTATACGCTCAATTCCGCCAGCTCGCTTGTTGGTGACAGCGTTCCGGACGTCGGAGATTGGACCGTGTGCATGGCCTGCGCCGGCGTCCTACGGTTCGGTCCTGGATTAAAAGTCGAGATCCCGCCACGCGCGGAGGTCGAGGCGGAGATCGCCTCGGAAATACGCGAGGGGATCAATGATGGGTTGGCCGGAACAATCGCCGGCGTCAAGTTGATGCACGCGAAGATCGGCCCTCCGATCGAAAAGGGCAGGCGGCAGTGAGCGAGAGGCTGTGATGACACTCAATTTCCTCGAAATGTCCGGCGCGGAGTTCCAGCGTTCGGTGCGCGACGATCCGGACAAGTGGGCCGACGCGGCGATGGTGGCGGCCGAGGACATGGGCTACAAAATCGATCGGGATTGGATACGATCGCTGCTCGCCGACGCCATGGCCGCCGCCCGTGAGGGTTCGATCCGCGAAGTGATCCGGCCGGCCGTGCCATGATCAAACCGTTCGCGCTGTTTGTTGGCGACGAGTTCTACCCGGCTGGTGGATGGTATGATTTTGTCGGCTTCTTTGAAACGAAAGAACAGGCCGTCGAGGCGGCGGCGGAGCCTGCCGAGGATTGCGTAAGCGGCTGGTGGTTCAACGTCGCTGATCTGCGAACCGGAAAGATTGTCGTGGATGAATCGGGGTTGCCCTCGCGTTGGCGGTCGCAGGCCGATCCGGACGACCCTGATATTCTCGTCGGCGACGAAGAGAGTTTGAACAATCCGGGGGCGCCGCTGACCTGATGTCGCAATCCCTCTACCCCGACCCGCCGACAGACCCGGAGGCCGCCGAGGCGTCCCGGCCGAAGGGTGGCCCCGGCATCGCGTCCGACCGCTACCCGCGCAATCTCGACGACCTCCACGCGCGGCTAGTGCGGTGGTTCGAGGACGGCGAGACGACGACCGCTGATGGCCGCCGCCTGTCGCAACGGGACCGGGATTATGTTTGTGGGAACCAATGGACGCGGGCCGAGCTGGACGTGCTGAAGGCGCGCGGACAGCCGGACGTGACGATCAATTATTGCAGCCGCAAGATTGAACTGATGTGCGGCCTGGAGCGCAAGTCGCGCACCGACCCGAAGGCGTTCGCGCGCAACCCGGCCGACGAGGACAAGGCCGACGCGGCGACGCAGGGACTTCGTTACATCGCCGACGATAACAACTTCCCGTTGATCCGGTCTGACGTTTACGAGAACCTCATGGTCGAGGGCGTGGGCGGCGGCGAGCTTGGCCTGGAGGATGACGGCCAGGGCGGCGCGAACATCACCATCACACAGGTGCCGTTCGATCGTTTGTTCTGGGACCCGCATTCGCGCCGGCTGGACTTTAGCGACGCGCGCTACAAGGGGCTTGTCCTGTGGATGGACAAGGAACAGGCCTATGAAACGTGGCCCAACGCCGAAGGCCTGATTACCGACAGTTTCGCGACGCAGACCGGTTCCTACAGCGACCGGCCGAACGAAGTGGTCTGGTGCGACAGCAAGCGCGAGCGGGTGCGGATTGTGCAGTGCCATTGGCAGGAGCGCAACGAATGGTGGGTGGCGACGTACACCCGCGTGGGTTTCCTCGCCGAGCCGAGCCGGTCGCCGTTCCTGAACAGCAAGGGCACGTCAACGTCGGGCCTGATCCTCGCGAGCGCGCACGTAGACCGTGAGAATAACCGTTACGGCATGGTCCGCGACCTGATCTCCGAGCAGGACGAAATCAACAAGCGACGCAGCAAGGCGCTGCACCTGTTGAGCGTCAAGCAAGTGATCATGGAGAATGGCGCGGTCGAGGACATCGACAAGGCACGGCGCGAGGTCGCCCGGCCGGACGGGCTGGTCGTCATCAATCCCGGCATGAAGTTTGAGATCAACGACGGCGCCGACCTGGCCGAGGGGCAGTTCAAGCTGCTGCAGCACGCGACCGCCGAGATGCAGGCGTCCGGGCCGAACGCCTCGATGTCCGGCACCGATCCGCGCGAGCTGTCCGGCCGCGCCATCCTCGCGCAGCAGGCCGGCGGCGCGGCGGCCAACGAGCCGATCGCCGACACGCTGCGGATGTGGTCGCGGACGGTCTACCAGGTGGCGTGGATGGCGGCGCGGCAATACTGGACGGCGGGGCGCTGGGTGCGCGTGACCGACGATCTCGGTTCGACGCGCTGGGTGGGCATCAATCAGCCGGTGCGGCTGATGGACGAACTGGCGGCGATGCCGGAGCAGCAGCGGGCGCAGGCGATGCAGGCGATGCAGATCGTGCCGGGCGACCCGCGATTGAACCAGGTGATTCGGATCGACAACAAGATCACCGACCTGGACGTGGACATCACGATCGAGGAAGGGATCGACGTGCCCTCGATCCAGGCCGAGCAGTTCCAGGTTCTCATCCAGCTCGCCGGCACGCAGCCGGGCCTGATCCCGCCGGAGATCCTGATCGCGGCCAGCAACCTGCGGAACAAGGATCAGATTTTGCAGCAACTGAAAGAGCACCAGCAGGCGCAGGCGCAGCAGCAGCAGACCATGCAGAAGATGGCGCAGGACAAAGCCCAGGCCGACACCACGGCGACCAACGCCAAAGCGGCGGCCGACTTTGCTTTGGCCAAGGAGCGCCAACACGCGGTGGTTCACCACATCGCCGACGTGCATACCGGATGGAACGACATGAACGCGCCGCCGGACCCGCCGTCAGACCCGGGGACCGTGGTGCCGCCGGAGGTGCAGGCGGCGATGGACGGCGCGAGCCTGCGAGGCATGCACGCGAAGGCGGCGGTCGATGAAGCCAGGGCCAACGATCTGCGGCACAGCGCGGTGCAGCGGATCAACGATGTCATGGTTGCCCGGCAGAACGCGCTCGCGCCGCCGGAGCAGCCGGGAGGCGGGCCATGAGCGACGGGGCACTCGAATACGACTGCACGGACTGCGGCCGGCATGTGATCGCGTTCGGGTTCTTTGGCGCGGCCGAGGAAGGCATGCGTTGCAATTCGTGCCAGTGGATCAGGGACAACGTCGCGCCTGAACACCATGGCGATGCGCGCGAGCGCCTGGGCGTGCCGCTGGCCGGGCTCGCGCCGCCGGAGCAAACAGGAGGACCATGATGCCTCAATATCGCAAGAAGCCGGTCGTGATCGACGCATGGCGGTACCGGCGCGGTGAGCAAGAGAGCGATCTGGCGCCCTACGTGATGTCAGGCCATATGCGTTACACTGATCAGGACACAATTTTGATAATGACGCTGGAAGGCACGATGGAGGCCCGACCCGGCGACTGGATCATTCGCGGCGTGAAGGGTGAACTCTACCCCTGCAAGCCGGACATTTTCGCGGCGACATACGAGGTGGCGTAACCTGATGTCCGGTGACCTCGACGCATTCCTGAAGGGCGGCAACCCGCCGGAGGCATCGCCACCAACCTCCACGGACGGCGGCACAGCCGCGCCAGCCAGTGGTACGGGTGATGGAAAGCCCGACGCGGGAAAGCCCGACCCAGGTCAAGCAGCGAACAAGAATGCGGCACCCGCGAAGCCGGCCGCCACACCGGACCCGGACGACGACGCGGAGCCCGGCGATCCGGAGCCGGGCCAGCCGATCGTCCCGCGCACGGCTTACGAGAAGGAACGGGCCAGGCGGCAGAACTGGGTCGAGCGCGCGAGCCGCGCCGAGGCCGAGCGGGACGCACTGGCGAAGCAACTTGAGGACGCGAAGAAAGGCCCGCCACCGCCGCCGCCACAGCCGCTGCCGCCCATCGACCCGGCAACGGACCCGGAGGGCTACACGCGCCGGATGCGCGGCGTGGTGCTGAACGAGCGCCTGAACACCAGCGAGATGATGGCGCTCGACAAGCACGGCAAAGAGGTCATCGACCGGGAAACCGAGTACTTCAAAAAGCGCGGCGAGGCCGATCCGCGATTGTGGGCCGAGCTGTATTCGCAGCCGCATCCCTACCAGTGGATGATCGACAACAACGCGACGGCGCGGTTGCACGAGGAAATCGGCACCGACCCGGCGGCGTATGAACAAAAACTTCGGGCCAAATGGGAGGCCGAACGCGGCGCCGACCCGCCGCCGGTCTCGCCGGTCGCCGGGATGCCGCCGAGCCTCGCGAACGCGCGGAGCAGCGCACCGCGGGGGATGAACGGTTTCACGGGGCCGCCCTCAATGGACGATATCCTTCGCCGACCGGAACGAAAACGGTGAATCATCTTGTTGACCGAACATCGCCCAAAGGCGGGCCGTTCATCGGCACCTGTCGGCTGTGCGGCATGAGCGGTCTGACGATTGGCGCCGCGTTGACCGAGTGTGAGAACGTGCGGGGGTTGAGTCCCTCCGAGGCGTTACTGGAGGCCTTGCACCCTCCAATGGACCTGCCGGAGCGGAAACGATGAAAAGTCAGATTGAGATCGCGCTCGCACATCCGGTGTTCGATCCTGTAACGCAGATCATCGGGGATCACTACTGGTGGGCCGATCGTGATGTCTCGGCGTGCCTGACGGTGAACATCGGCATGGAGTGAGCCGTTTATGCCGGCGGCCGGCCGCTTTGGCACCTCTCACTGTGCCACCAGCGAGACGGCACGCCGGTTCCCGTGCTCCGTTGGAGCCGGACGACGGTTCGCAAGATTGAGGCAATCAGGGACCGAATCATGACGATGTGCGGAACACATGAGCCGCTGATCCCGGTGCACTACGGGCAGATAGCGGCGGAGGTCGGAATCGCGCCGCGCACGATGCAGTGGCGGAAACCGCTCCGGCTTGACGAGGTGGCCAGAATGGCACCCACACCAGAGGTCCGCGAGCGGCGCGGCCGGCCATGACCGACCTCGCCACCCTGACCGCCATCCTCTACGCCGCGCGCCTTCAGCGCCGTGTCCCCGAATCAGATGCCGAAAAACGCCGGGCTATTGCCGACGCGCTGGCCGATGCTAAGCTGATCCTGGCCGCCGTGGTCGAGGACACTCGTTCCGCGACGGCCACGCCAAAGCAACCGCCGCCGTCGCCGGGCACAATCGGGCGTATCGCGGACGCGAAGGCAACCCGTCGCCGGGGTCAATCGGGCGTTCGGCCGGCCACCGAGGCCTGACATTGGTGTGACCCCGTCGCCGGGGGGATTGCGGGCGTTGAGCCGTCGCCGGGCTTTATCCGGGCGTCCGTTCACGTCCCTTCCCTCATAGCGACAGGAGCCCGGCCAAATGGCCGACATGAACGTCACCCCCGCCAGACAGGGGCTGACGCCCCTCATCTGGGACAGCGAGTTTTTCACCGAGTACGTCCGGAAGAACCAGTTCGCGCGCTACATGGGCACGACCATGGGCGCGATGATCCAGGTCCGCGAGGATCTGACCCGCAAGCCCGGCGACACCGTGGTGTTCCCGACCGTCCGCCGGCTGGTTGGCGCGGGCGTGACCGGCAACACCGTGCTGGAGGGCAACGAGGAAATCCTCAACGCCCGGTCGCTGAACCTGGTCGTGTCCGCGTTCCGCCATGCCGTCGCCGTCTCGGACTGGGACGAACAGAAGAGCGTCATCGACCTCCGCGAGGCCGCCAGGGAAGCCCTGATGGTCTGGGAACTGGAGAAGATGCGGAACGACATCATCACGTCGCTGGAGGCGATCACCGCCGACAACAATGTGCAGGTGTCCTACGCCGCCGCGACCGCCGGCCAGCGCAATACCTGGATGGTGAACAACGCCGACCGGGTGCTGTTCGGCGCGTCGAAATCGAACGCGGTCTCTGGCGTGATGGCCACGGCGCTGCTGACGATCGACAACACCGCCGACAAGATGACCGCCGCGACCGTCACGCTGGCGAAACGCATCGCCCGCACCGCGTCACCGCGCATCCGGCCGATCAGCGTCAACGACGACGAGGAATGGTTCGTGATGTTCATGCCGTCGCTGCCGTTCCGTGATCTCATGCAGGACCCGGTGATCATCAACACGTTGCAATACGCGTGGGATCGTGGCCGCGACAATCCGTTGTTCACGGCTGGAGACATTCTCTACAACGGCGTCATCATCCGCGAGGTGCCGGAGATGCCGATCATCGCCGGGGCGGGCACGGGCGGCATCGACGTCGCGATGTCGGCGCTGTGCGGCGCGCAGGCGCTGGGCGTTGCGTGGGCGCAACGGATGAAGAGCACGACGAACACGCGTGACTATGGATATATGCACGGGGTCGGCATCCAGGAGATGCGCGGCATCGGCAAGTTACGCTTCGGCACCGATCCGACAGTCGATACCACGAAGCCAGTAGATGCAGGCATCGTGAGTGTCTTCACCGCCGCCGTTGCAGATGCGTAATTGTCGCCGTGGCTCAAACTCGCGGTGGCGCTCGCGCCGTTGATGCTGGCCGCGTTGATCGGCATCGCGTGGAACAATTCGCATTCCATGGCGGTTCTCGGCGCGCGGCTGGACGACAACGTCAGAGAACTCGATCACCTGCGCGATCTGCTCGAGCAGCTTATCCGCGGGCCGCCGCGTCAACCATGAGGAGAGACTGAAATGGCAACGAAACCCGACGAACACGCGTCGACCACGAGCGGCGCCGCGTCCCAGCCCAAGGCACAGCCGGCCGCCGCGACCACACGCACGCCGGAGCAGCGGCAGGCAATGGCCGCCGCGACGATCGGCGCGCAGATCATCCTCGATTACAACGGCGACGGCTCGATCGGCGCGCGAGGCGGCGCGGGTGGCACGATCGAGGAAAACACAATGGCCCGCGACGCGCACCTGATCGGTCTTGGGCTGGACCCGAACGCCCCGTCAGGACCGCCCACCGGCGTGCCGTGGGAGCCGCCGCCGCCGCCCGATGCGCGGCATGTGGCGCCGGCCGCGCCGGCCACGCGCATGTCCAGCCTCGCGGCGGGCATCATCACCGACGCGAATGACCTTCCGGCGCCGCCTCCGGAGTCGCTCAGCGGATCAGCGGCGCGGCGGTAAGCGATGCCCGCGACCGTCTCCGTCTCGACGATCGCCGAGCGGACGCTGCGGCGGCTCAATGTCACCGTGGTGCCGCTCGACGACCGGCCGACCATGACCGAGATGGTGCCGGTCGCCACCATCGCCACGATGGCGCTGGTCGAACTCGGCGTCATCGCCTCCAACTCGGCGCTCGTGGATGATCCCGCCGCGATGGGAACAATCGTCACCGTAGATGCCATCGCCACGAACGCTTTGACCAAGATCGGCGTCATCGCCTCGGACGAACCGCCGTTGGAGTCCGACCAGGCGCTCGCCCGAGCCGCCGTGATCGCGGTGCATGATTCACTCGCGGCACGGGGGATCGTCGATTGGACGAGCGCCGAAATCACGACCTCCGTGTCCGAGGAATACGCGATGCTGACGGCTTCGCACATCGCTTCGGCGTTCGGGAAGACGACTGATCCGGCGTTGATTCCGATGTTGGAGAAACGTATCGGCGATATTGCCACGATGATGGGCGCATACGCGCTGGCGCTCGACAAGGTGGCGAGCGTTCACGCCGCGCTCGATGCCATGGCGGTGGTCTGGTGGGACGGCACCGCCGTGCCGCGCGCGTTCGTCGAGGAATACGTCAAGCTGACCGCGGCGCAGACCGCCTCCAGCTTCGGCAAGGCGGCCGATCCGGCGACCGTGACGCTGCTGGAGGGGCGCGTCCGGCGGGGCGCGATGGGCATCGCGTCGCACGATATCGCGGTCGAGGGCGTGATGGCGGTTCACACGGAGCTGGTGGGCAAGGGCATCGCGCGGTGGACGAGCATGGACATCCCGGAGATGGCGGCGCCGGCCTACGAGATGCTCGCGGCCTACAATCTGGCGCCGAAGTTCCCGCCGGCCGAGCAGAAGCCGGCTGACGTGGTGCAGGCCATGCGGACGCTGTTCACGATCACCGCGTTGCCGACGAGCGGCGAGCGGGTGGTCGCGGAATACTTCTGACGTGGCCTACAAGATCCACTTCTCAGATTACCCTGGCACCGACACCGGGCCGCCCGACCCGGAGCGGTGGGTAGGGCCGCCAGGACCGCCGGGGCCACCAAGCACGGTGCCAGGGCCGCCGGGGCCGATTGGGCCGCCCGGTCCACCCAGTGCCGTTCCTGGGCCAATAGGACCACCAGGGCCGCCAGGGCCACCGGGAGCCGACAGCACCGTCCCTGGGCCAGTGGGACCACCAGGGCCGGCGGGGCCGTTGCCGCCCGGTGCGCCGTTCCTCCAATTGGCGGGCGGTGCGATGGCGGGGGCATTGACGCTGGCGGCCGATCCTGGAACCGCCCTGGGCGCCGCGACGAAGCAGTACGTCGATGCCAGGACGCCGCCCGTCGTGCTGTACGTGTCGCAATTCCCCTCGATCCAGGCCGCGCTGGACGCTCTGCCGGCCACCGGGGGTCGGGTCGTGCTGAGCCCGAACACGACCTATGTGCTCACCACGGGCGTCGTCACCACGAAGCCGAATGTCCAACTCTGGGCGCCAGGCTGGAGCACCATCATCCGGCGCGCTCCGACCCTGACGACGGGTATCCTGGTGTGGTTGCGCGGCGCCGGAAGCATGGCGGAAGGCATAACTTTCGACGGTAACAACGTGGTCGCCACAAGCAGTTCCGAGCTGAACGTGGCGGCGGCGGACTGCCTCGTGCGCCGCTGCCAGATCATCAATTGCCGGGGAACGATAAGTCTCTGTCTGGCCGGCGCCGGCTCACGGGCGTTGTACAACACAATCATCGCGCCCGGCGTCGATCTCGGCCTGGAAACCGGTTACGGCATCTGGGCGTGCAACCACGACAGGGTGCTGATCCAGGGCAATACGATCAGCGGGACCGGTATCGACGGTATCGGCGCGGACGGCGAAGGCACTCAAATCCTGGGGAACCGGGTCTTCGGTTGTCATTGCTACGCCGCCGGCTCAGGCGGTCAGATCGCGACCTATCCAACCTCGGGCGGTGGGGTTGGCGATCATATCGTTGTCGCCGGCAACTCCGTGGGGCCTGGCGGCTCTGGCGCGGCGCACGGTATCGAGTGCGGCGCCGCGAACATGCTGGTGTCGGGTAATTCCATCGACGGAGTGGGTGGCTACGGCATTCTCGTGATCAGCGGCGGGACGACGATCACCGGGAACTTTCTGCACAATGTCGGCGCTCCAGGCATCGACGGCATCTCCATTCAGCCGGGCGTGTCCGATTTCGTGGTGAGCGGCAATCGCATCTCCGACGACCGCGCGACACCTCAGATGCGAGCGGGGATATACGTCGGCACTGGCGCGTCGGACCGCTACACGATTGTCGGCAACATCGTGACGCCAAATACGCTGGTTGGCATCGTCGATCACGGGGCCGGACAAAATAAAGTCATCGGTTTCAATACCGGTTACGACAACGTCATCCCGACCCTGGCTTCCGCCGCGACCGTTTCGTTTCCGCCCAACCCGGTCGTACGGCTGACCGGCGCCGTCGCCATCACGGCCATCGACGCGACTTTTGGCGCCGCGACCGGGCGTACGATCACCATCATACCGACTGGCGCCGCCAGCTTTGTCGCGGGCGGCAACATCGCGAACAGCGTCGTCGCGGTTTCCGGCGTGCCGATCACGGGCATGTTTGACGGTACGCTCTGGCACTTCAGCGTCACCGGGTTGCCGATGTCAGGCGGGACATTGAGTGGCCCGCTCACCGCCACGACGCTGACGGCCTCGGGTGGTCTGATCGCTTCGGCTGGCGCTGCCTCGAACCTGATTAACCTCAGTAATCATGGACTTGGTGCACCGACGATGACGACGCGCAGTCTGGGGACGAAGCTGGTGCTGTATGACGCGCTGTCGCCCAGCCAGACCGACAGCGCGATAGGCGCTCAGGGCACTGGAATGTGGTTTGGTAATACCACCGGGTCAACATTCAGTTGGTATAGCGGAACGAGCGTGACGGCGACGCTCAACCAGGCCGGCACGATGTCGATAACGGGTGCCATGCTCATGGCGAACACGCTTGGCGTGTTCAACGCGGCATCACCCCCGGCAACGAGGCCCGTCGTCTCCGGCGCCAAGGGGTCCAACGCCGCGCTCGCCAGCCTGCTGACCGCGCTGGCCAGTTACGGCCTCGTTACTGACTCGACGACGGCATGAACGGACAACCCATGCACGCATCCGAACTGGTCGCGATCACGTTGCGCGCCGACCAATGGAACACGATCATCGCGGTATTGCAGGACGCACGCTATTGCGTCGCCGCGCCACTGATCACCGCCATCACCACCCAGGCCATGGCGGAGGAGGCGAAACGATCGACTTCGCCCGCGCCGTTTAACCGGGCCGCGTGGGCCGGCGCCGAGTCGGAGGAATGACCACCTTCCCGCTCACATTGCCGCTCGACCGCGTCTCGCCCGTGCGCGTGCCCACGCGCGACCTGGTCCTGGGCGGCTCCGACAGCGTCACGCTGCTCGTCTCGGTGGTCGATCGCGACAGCCCCGACGCGCTGCCGATCGAGCTGTCCGGCGGCATCGGCGGGCCGGCGCTCTCCCTGTTCGTCTGGCCCGACCACCGGGGCGGCTACGGGCGGAACTTCGGCGGATGGGGGAGCGGATGGGATTATGGTTGGGGTGGCTGGTATGGCGGCGGGGTCGCCGGACCCGGCACGGTGCTGTGGTCCGCCACCGCCACGATTTACGACATGGCCACCGCCACGTTCCGCCTCGTCGTCCCCGCCGGCACCCTGGGCGCGTGGCCGCTTCGCTGCCGCTGGGCGATCCTGTTCGACGCCAACGGCGGCGGCGAGGCCGAGCTGCTCGCCGAGGGGCACCTCCATGTCCGCCCGATGGTTTCGCGGTCGATCGCGCCGCTGATCATGCTGACGGACGACAGCCTGCCGACCAGCAGCGAGGGACTCCCTCCGGACACCTACTGGAACAACGGAGGCTTTCTGTGCGTGAGCTGATCATTTCGACCAATCCTCCGGTGCCGGCGGTGCTGACCGACCCGGAGGTCGCGGCGATCTACATCGACGGAACGCCGGGGCCTCCGTCCGTGTCGCCGGTATCGGCGGGAAGCGGATCGTCCGTGACCGTGAAAGGTCTACCCCCGGCGGCGGATCTGCCGCTGAGCGACGAAGGGCTCGCGCCCGGGGCTTACTGGAACAACGGCCGGTTCGTCTGCGTCGTGCCCGGCGGGGGAATCCTGCCGCTCAGCAGCGACGGGCTCGCGTCGCAAGACCTTTGGGAGAATGGAGGCTTCGTATGCGTCGCGTGATCCTCGGCCTGCTGCTCTCCCTCGTTTCGTTCGCGGCGCATGCGGCGTGTCCCGGCAATCCGCCGACGTGCGGCAACCCGATGACGTCCGAAACGTCGGGGTCGGTGATGTATGCCACGGCCTACGGTGTGAAAGCCGATGGTACGACATCGGACGATGTGGCGTTGAAGGCCGCCGTGGATGCGTGCGCGGCGAAGGGCACCCGGCTCCTGTTGCCTCCTGGCCGGATCTTATTGACCGGAGCGGCCTCCATCACGCTATCGAACTGTCATTTAATGGGGGTTGGTGTCCCCACTGTTGGTGTGACCATCGGCGATAACAATGGGACGACGTTCGTTCTGACAAACAGAACCGTTAAACCGTTCCTTTGTCGAAGTAACTGGGCGTTGACTGGGATGATCTTTTTCTGGCCCAATCAAACCGGGGCTGACTCATATCTCCCGCTCATCTCGGATGACGGCACGGTTCAATGTGGCCTGATCAGGATCGAGAACGTCATCATTGTAAATGCTTACGATGGCATCAAGCAGACGTCCAACCTGGGTTGGGGTAACTGGACATTCAAGGGTGTTCAGGCGTTCGCCGCCCATGACCTGATCACGCTTCAGAATACCGGGGACGGTTTGGCGTTCAACGATGTGCGCGTCGAGCCGGGAGCGTGGCTTTTGATGGGGGGAACCAACGCGGCGGTGGGAACGGCGGCCAGTACACAGACCGTGTTTCATATCAAAAGCGGCGGGACCGTGAATCTGGGACTGAGCGGGGTGGGAGTAATTGGTGCGCGATACGGTTTCTACCTGGATGCCGGAGCCGTCCTGGCGGAGTCCAACATTGCCGCTGGATGGGATGTAGTGGCTACGATTGTCGATACATCGGCGGGGGGCACGTGGTCGTCGGGGATAAACTTCAGCGGTGCGAACGCGTCATGCGCCACACCAGCCACGACCTGGGGTGAGCCGAACGGAGGCAACCAGCCATGTTTCAATTTGGGAGCGAACGGCGAACTCACGTTAATGAACTTTCTGAGTCAGGGAGCGAATGGCAGTTTCATTGTTACAGCGGGAAGCAACGTGTCGTTACGAAACACCGACAACAGGATAGTTGGCGGCATCCTGGACGGTGGTGATTACGCCCAGATCAAAATCACGGGAGGGAACCCAGGCATTACCGTGCAAAATGGTTTGTTCGGGGGCACGGCGAATACGACCAACAATCAACATCTTCATGTCCACGGTATCGTAGCGACGGGACACACGCCCTCTGGACTCGTCATGACCGATAATACCTTCCTTTATCAAACCGATGTGCTGGTTTCGGATTTCTCGGCGTCCACTATGATTTCAGGGAATGTCTCGGCTTTTACGGCTGGCGCTTCCTCCATTATTCTAACCGGGTTGGGAAGTGGGCTGGGAAAGAATACATGGGACAAACCGCCCGTTCCGACGATTGAAAGTGGTTTCGGCACGGCTCCGGCGATGACCGTGGGCGCTGATTTTCTGACATTTCTGGTGGATACCGGGACCGGCGCCACGCGAAACAACGGCGTGGTTGACATACCGGTCGCCGCCCCGGTTGGGTATGTCTGTTCCGCGGTCAATCAGTCGAACTCGGTGGGGTCCGCCCCCGTGGTAACCGCCGCGACAAACCACAGCGTGGTCCTGTCGAACTACAGCCGAACCACGGGAATCGGCCTCAACTGGAGTGATCACGACAGGGTCGCCGTTCAATGTAGGGGCTTTTAGCATGAATGTTGCCCGACGCCGGGAGGCCATGAGATGAGCACGACCATAGGCACGTTCCCCGGCATCCGCATCTACGACCTGCCCGACCTCGGCGCGGTCAGCGACACGTCGTGGGTCGTCGGCGAACGCGCCGGGTCGGGCCTGTTCAGCGCGCCGGCGATGCGGACGTACATGTCGGCGATCGTCGCCGCCAACCTGGAGGCCGAAACGGCGGCGCGCATCGCGGGGGATGCCGCCGTGGCCGCGAAAGCAACGCAATTCGTCAGTTCGATCGGAGCTTTGCGCGCCCTGTCCGTCGCTCATCCGTGCATCGACGTGCTGGGATATTACGCGCCCGGAGACGGCGGTGGCGGAACGTATGTCCAGGGGCCGCCGGCTCCTGACAACGGCGGCTCGGTCATCGCGTCGCCGGGCGCGACCTATTACCTCCAGCCGTACGGCGCGCCGGTTTCGGTGCGGCAATTCGGCGCCAGGGGAAACGGGACCACCGACGACACGGGAGCCATCAACGCGGCCCTCGCGGCGGGACCGTCCATCCTCTTTCCAGCCGGCGCCTACCTGACCACCGACCCGCTGTATATCACACGCGACGGCACCCACATCGTCGGTGCCGGGCGCAACGCCACCCGCATCGTCTCCAACTCAAGCACGGCGCAAGTGGTGGCACTTGAGACGAACGTAACCAGCGTCGTGATCGAGCACCTGACGATTGACCGGAGTGTGCCCGCCACAGATGGCGCGGACGGGATCAGTGCTCCGGGTTACGTACAGTTTTGCCGGCTATCCAATCTGATCGTGCAAAATCAATTCAAGGGTCTCCGGCTGGGACCAACGGGATATTCCTTTATCGAAAACGTCATCTCCTACCTCAATCTGGATGACGGGTTCTTCTGGACCAACACGGCGTCGAATGGCGCGTTGCAGTGGTCGCTCAACAACTGCCTTTCGACGCAAAACGGCGGCCACGGCTTCCTTGTTTTTGCCCAGGGGGGCGGCCCCGATCGGATCTCGCTTGGGGAGATTGTCAACTGCAGCAGCTTCGCCAATGTCGAACCTGGCTTCTCGGCCGTTGGACTGCCCGCCTGCCCGATCAATGGCATACGACTGACCGGAGGTCTTTTCGGCCAGGACGGCAATAGCGAGGTCTTTCTCGACACTTATGGCGGCGACCACAAGATCATAGGCGTCTACACCGAACTGGCGGGCACGGGACCGACCGGGCCGACACTGGGCACCCCAGCCAGTAATGCCGGTAGCGGGTTCGAGTTCGGCATCAACAATACAGACGTGCTTTGTAACGATTGTCATTCCGAGGGCAATTCAAACGCCGGCTTCGTCACCGCCGCCGCCGAGGCTCAATTCACCGGGTGCAGGGCGATCAACAATGGCGCATCGACGGCCCCCGGCCAGGTGGGGTTCTATCAGACAGCCGGCAGAGTCTCTTTCTTCTCCGTGCGTGCCGGCAATCTCCGGGGGTCCACCTCACAGCAGCACGGGATTTTCCTTACCAACGCCGCGGGTGTGCTGATCTGGGGGGCTGATCTGGCTTTGAATGCCACCGCGAGCCTGACGGTGGACGCCGGCCTTGACGAACTTACCATGGGCGGCGTGATGCCGAGTGGTAATTTCTTGTTGCCAGACGGCGGAATGTCGGTCGGCCATCCTGGTGGCGGCGCGGTCGTGGGAGGTATCAATGTCTCGGCGGGCGTCTATCTGAACGATACACCATACGACAATCCCTGATGTCCGACTCCGCGACGCTCCAGGCGCTACAGCAGGCCCTCAAGCCGAAGACCGGGATGCAGCGCATTCCGTTCCCGCTGGAGAGCTACGAGCACCCGTCGCTGCCTCTGGTCTCCAAGCGCCTCATCAACCTGATGGCGGAGCAGCAGCCGGCCGACGCGCTCACCGCCGCGGCGCTCGTCTCGACGCCGGCCCTGGTGCCGTATCTCATGGTCGGCGACGGGCCGATCCTGGCGATGAACGACGACATGGTCGGCGTTCTTTATGTCGTTAGCGGAACGAAGTTTTACCGCGTGCGGTTCCCAGGCGGCGCACCGGCCGTGGAGATGCTCGCGGACGTCGGCACCGCCAACGCCGGCTCGTCGCCCTGGAACAGCTTCCCGACGATCGCCGCGGGCCCAACGGCGGCCGTGGTCTGCGTGGCGCCCAATGCCTGGACGTGCGGGCACCTCCCCGGCGATCCGCTGAACAAGATCACCGACCCCGACTTCCCCGGCGCGTCGTCGGTTTGTTACGTTGACGGATATTTCGCGTTTTCGTCGCTGGGCGACACGGCGGAGTGGTTCATCTCGCGGCTGCTCAACCCCTCCGACTTCGACGCCCTGGACTTCGTGTTTTCCGACGCCACGCCGAACGTCATTCGCCGGGTGATCGCGCATCGCAATCAGATCTGGACGGTGGGCGAGAACGGTTTCGAGGTCTGGTATGACAGTGGCAACGCCGACTTTCCGTTCCGGCGACAGACCGGCGGCGTGATCAATGGCGGCACCGGCTCGCCGCAATCGGTCTGCCGGGCCGACAGTTCGGTGTGGTGGCTGGGGCTCGATGGCATCGTCTACCGATCGAACGGTTACACGCCGAAACGGGTTTCCACGCACGCGATCGAGGCGATTGTCGGCGTGCAGTCGATCGGCCTCGTCGGCCTGACCCATTCCTATCGCGGGCATTTGTTCTATTGCCTGACGACGGCGGACAACCGGACGCTCGTTTATGACATCGGGACCGGCGTCTGGCACGAACGATCGACCAGCACCAACGGCTCCGGGCCATGGCGGGCGAACACCGCCGCAACCGACAACAACTCGCTCCATTTGTTCGGCGACCGCGCCTCCGGGCAACTCTACACGCTGGCGATGCAGGCGAACGACGCGGGCGTGGCGGTCATCCGGCAGGCGACGTTGCCGCCGCTGGTCGTCAGCAGCGTCCGGGGCGCCCGCGCGTTTTGCAGCCGGGCCGAAATAGAGATGGAGGTCGGCGGCGCGCAAACGCCGGGACCGGTGCTCCTCCAGTGGTCCGACGACGGCGGGCGCACCTACAACCCGGGGCGCACCATGTCGGCCGGCGTCTCCGGCGATTACCGCCACCGGGTGTTCACCACGCGGCTCGGCTCGTTTCGCCAGCGTGTTTTCCGGCTTACAACGCATGGGCTGACGCGGTTTTATGCCGTCGATGCCGACATCACGCCGGGAGCGCACTGATGGCTGTCATGCCCATGTTCACACCGGACGAAGTTAGCGCCATTCGTGCGTATTGCGAGGGAGAGTTGCGCGACGAGGTCGCCAGCATCGACGTCGCCGAACGGGATCACGGCGCCTGCGTTGGTCTTATCGTTGAATTGAAGGATGGCCAGCGCGTCGGCTTTGTCGCCGTGGCGAATGGACGTGATGATGCCGATGCAGGGGTACGGTTGGTTAGCCATGTTCGTCGCAGGATGACCGAGCGACAGCCGGGAGCGCATTGATGTCCGCGACCATGACATCCCCCACGCGGCTGGAGCCGCCCGTGCAGGAGCCGATGCTGGACGAAGCCGGCATCATCAGGCCGGTCTGGGCGCAGTGGTTCCAGGCGCTCGCCGACCGGCAGGCGACCGGCAACGCGGGCTCGGCCAGGACCGGCAGCGCGCACTCCGACTTTCTCGGCGTGATCACGGGGACGTTCGACCCGCCGTTCACGACGGCGCCGATCATTTCGCTCTATGACGCGACGGGCATCCTGCGTGCTCTCACCGGCATCGTCGCTGATGCCGTGGCATTTACCGCGACGGCGCCAAGCGCGAACGCGGATTACACCTGGGTGGCGATCGGATGAGCCGGTTCGTTCAACTCGCGAACGGCGTTGATTGCGTTCCGGCGCTGCTGGATTTGAACCGCGCGGATCACCTGTGGGACCGCAACCCGGAGCGGCGGCTCTATCCAGGAACACCCCACGCGGCGATGACTGACATCACCGTGCGTTACATGCCGGTGGCCGATGTCACGATGGAGGCGCGGCGGCTGGAGCATCGCAACGTGTTCTGGCCGGCGTGGCACGCGTTGCCGGCGCTGCGGCCGATGGTGTTCGCGCTGATGACGCGGGTGCAGGCGGTCGAGCTGGGTTCCATTCTGATCACGAAACTACCGCCCGGCAAAATGATCCAGCCGCATTCGGACGCGGGGAACTGGGCACCGGAATTTTACAACTGCAAGGCGCATGTCACACTGGCCGGGTCGGCATTGGTCTGTTGCGAGAACGAGGCGGTCACGTTCGCGGCCGGCACGGTCTGGACGTTCGACAACCTTTTGGTTCACTCGATATCCAATGAAGGGGACCGCGACAGGATCGTCTGCATCGTTTCTATGAGGTGTGAGTGATGAAGCGCGCTGAGAACCAACCTTACACGATCAGCCTGACGATCTTCGGCGGCATCTACTACCGGGTGTGGTCGGTGCCGGACGCCGGCACGATCATTCCGCAGCATTCTCACCACTACGATCATTTGACGGCACTATTGAGTGGCTCGGTGCGTCTCTGGTGCGATGGCGACGCGGTGGGCGATTTCAGCGCGCCTGACACCATTAAAATCCTGGCGCATCGGATGCACGAATTTCACACGTTGACGGACGATTGCGTGCTTGCCTGCATCCACAACGCCGACCATGCCGACCCGGACGGCGAGCCGTCGATCGCCGCCGAACATCACCTGGAACTGGAGGACTGAGCCATGCCATGGGCAGCAGCCGCCGCCGGTGTCTCCGCCGTTGGTGGGATCGCCGGTTCATTGATTCAGGCCGACGCCACCAAAAGCGCGCAATCGGCCGCCAACGCGGCGCAACAGGCGGCGGAGGAGCGGGCGCGTCAGGATCTGCTGCCTTACAACACGCAAGGCCAGGCCGGGCTGACGGCTTCGTCCGATCTGCTCGGGTTGAACGGGCCGGACGCCGCCACCGCC